ACTAGGAATCACCCAAGTCAATCCAATAAAATATAATCTTCAGTTTGAGAGATTTATGAGGAAGGAACAAAAGGACTACCCTGATATTGATTATGATGTTTCTGATCCGATGGAACTAAAAGAAGAACTGATGGAGGATTGGGGAAAAACCACAGTAGTGCCTATTTCCAATTTTAACACTCTTCAACTTCGTTCCCTCATCAAAGATGTTTCTAAATTTTATGGGGTACCATTTACTGAAGTTAATCCGGTTACATCTAAAATGATTAGGGAGGCTACACCAATTGCTAAGAAAAAACATGGGATAAAAGCTGGCGTTTATGCTCCTACTTTTGATGAACTAATGGAATATTCTGAATCATTAAAGACATTTCTGAGCAAATATCCTCATATCGCAGACCATATTAATGTGCTTTTCGGGCAGTCGCGTTCTGTTAGTAGGCATGCCGGAGGCGTAGTGATCGGGGAGGATTTAGATAAGCATATGCCCCTTATTAATAGTGGTGGAGTTGTGCAAACCCCATGGGGTGAGGGTCAAAATGTCAGACATCTGGAGCCCATGGGTTTTATTAAATTTGATATTTTAGGATTGGCTTCTTTGAGAATGATGGAGGGGGCCATTCGTCATATTTTAAAACGTCATCACTCCATTGAAGAACCAACATTTGAGCAGGTTAAACAGTTTTATAACGAGAATCTTCATCCCGATAAAATAAATTTTAACGATCAGAAAGTTTATAAGAATATCTTTCACAAGGGAAAGTGGGTAGGCATATTTCAGTTCACAGAGAAGGGGGCACAAGATTTTTGTAAGAAAGCAAAGCCTCAGAGTATTATTGATATTTCAGCGATTACAAGCATTTATCGACCGGGGCCATTGAGCGCCGGAGTGGATAAAATGTATGTAAAAGCAAAAAACAATCCTCAAGATATTGAATATCCTCATGAATTAGTCCGAGAGGCGACTAAAGAAACATATGGATTTTTAATTTTTCAAGAACAGATTGCAATGCTGGCTCACAAACTTGGTAAAAATATTAGTCTTGATGAGGGCAACGCTTTAAGAAAGCTTCTGGTTAAGAAGGGCACTGAGGAAAAGAATGATAAAAAAGAAGACATTAAAAAACGATTTGTTGAGGGTTCAACCCTTAAGGGGCTCACGCGAGGGGAGGCCGAGGAAATGTGGGCCAAGTTTGAATACTTCTCTGGATATGGCTTCAATAAGTCGCATGCAGTTAGTTACAGCATACTTAGTTATCAGTGCGGCTGGCTCTGCAATTATTATCCTGCTGAGTGGATGGCTGCTTTCTTAGATAAAGAGCCCGAGGGGAGAAAAGAAAAAGCTATTGGTATTGCTAAACAGTTTGGTTTTAATATTAAACCACTAGATGTTAATTATTCGGGTAAAGTATGGGAAATATCAAAAGATGGGAAGACTCTTGTTCAGCCCTTAACCTCCATAAAGGGGCTTGGAGATGCTGCCATGCGACAGATTATGGATCATCGCCCATTCAAAAATATAGAAGAATTTTTGTTTAATGAAGAAATTATATACAGCAAACTGAATAAAAGAGCACTCGATGTGCTGGTTAGGAGCGGGGCTCTTGATTGTTTGATGGATGATCGCTTTACAGGTGGTAAGCACTTTTGGAGTGCCATCGCCGTAGACCGTCCGAGAAAAGAAAAGAATTTATTAGAAAATATTGAACTTTATAAAGAGGAAGGAGATTTTACGAATGAAGAGAAGATTGAACATTTTTCTTCTCTTACCGGTGTTTTCCCCATGGAACTCGTTATGGGTGAACATGTGTTAAGACGCCTTGAAGAATGTAAAATCCCACCAATATCAGAATATGATTCGGACCTTTTGGTGACATGGTTTATCCCAAGAAAAGTTATAATTAGGAAAACAAAAAATGGAAAAGATTATTATATAATTGAGGTGATTGATTCCAATAGTGCACAAACTACAATTAAATGTTGGGGCGCCGATCCAACGCGAGACAAAATCTATAATAATAGACCTTATATGGCCAAACTTCAGTATGATGAACAGTGGGGTTTTAGTACGAGATCTATTCGTCACACTTTCAAATTATTGGGATAAATAATCCTTGACTTTTTTAGTTTAATTTAATATAATGTTTATGTAAGTAAGGAATTTGGGATGAAGACGCCTCGAAATATTGATTTTGTTTTATTTGTTGATTGTCTTAGGAAGGTTCTTGCAAACGAGGGGCGCCTTATTCAGGATAGAGAGCAATTTTATAAAGATCTTAATAACTTAATTAAGAAAAAAACTGATGCACCTTTGCAATCTTTGATAGCGTTATCGATTGGAGACAGCCTTACTGCTGCACAAATCCAGAATCGAATTAGTAAGGCTAAAAAATTATATGATGATATAGAGGTGAAATTTCGTCCTAATGTTAAGTTTGGAAAAAGGAAAAAAAAGGATGAATTAGATAAATTTTATACCAAACCGGAGGTCTCTAAAAAATTTGTAGGAAAACTTTTTGAGTTTTATGACATGAAAAATTTTGATGTTATTTTAGAACCTTCGGTTGGTGGTGGTTCTTTCTTTTTTCACTTGCCGGCAACTAAGAGAGAGGGAATAGATATCGAACCCACTGTTGTAGACGCACGGATAAGCCAAATGGATTTTTTTGATTGGCAACCGCAACCAGATAAAAAATATATTGTCGTTGGCAATCCTCCATTCGGTAGAATCTCTTCTTTGGCTATTGAATTTTTTCAAAAAAGTGCTGAGTTTGCTGATGTTATTGCATTTTTGATACCGCGAACCTTTAGAAGGGTCAGTGTACAGAATAAATTAAATCTAGACTTTCATTTGGTTTATGATGAAGAGGTGCCTACAAAGCCTTGCTGTTTCGAGCCAGAGATGAGTGCTAAATGTTGTTTTCAAATTTGGGAGAAACGAGATGTCAAGCGACAAAAAATAGAATTGATTAAAACTTGTCAAGACTGGGAGTTTTTACCATTTGGGCCGTTAGACAACAATAAACAGCCGACACCTCCTAATGGGGCATCTTTTGCCTTGAGGGCATATGGAGGAAAGTGCGGTGAGATCACTTCGGAGGGCTTGGAAGAATTGCGGCCTAAAAGTTGGCACTGGATTAAATGTAAAGATCCGCAGATTCTTAAAAATAGATTTTCTACTCTCGATTATAGCATATCTCAAGATACTGCAAGGCAAAATTCTCTTGGAAGAGCAGAACTGGTGTGGTTATACAAACAAAAGTATGAAGAAGGAGAAATAAACAAATGAATAACAAAAGTATACTGGGAAGCAAAGACACCAAAATGGTGGTGGAGACCCTCAGAAATATCAGGGCTAAGGAAAATAAAAAAGCCTTAGAAAAAGAGTTAGAAATTCTTTATAATGGCAAAGATTCGGATCCTAAAATGAACGTGTATTTAGAGATTTTTCCTGGTAACTCGTATGGTTGCGCAATGGAAAAACTTTATATTAAAAAAAATGGGCTGCAAAAGGTGTCCGCAAAAACAGACCGAGGAGATTTCAAAACGTCTCATGGGAAACACGCAGAATATAAATTTACTTATTCTCCGCATCACAAGGCGCATGCGTATAATTTTGTTCAAATTAGACCGTGGCAAAATATTGTTGGTTACGTGTTTGAAGCCTATTGTGATATCGAGGGTTTTATAACTTTTCATATCTCCAAAGGTAAAATGACTCTTCTTTTGGAGGAGTTTGGTCATTTGGCCCATGGCACGCAGAAAACAAATAAAAATAGAAAAAAAGAATATGCCTTGCGCGGAAATATCGGTGATAAGTTGTGGCATAAAATGTTAGAGTATAATGATCCTCAACTTTTGTTTTAATAAAAAAGGAGAAGCGTATGAATCTTAAATTTTTTAGAATTAGAAAGGAGGCGAAGCTTCCTGCGAGGGCTCATTTGACAGACGCGGGAATGGACATTTTTTATTGTCCCAACGGGAATAATCCGGGTAAGTTATATGAGACAAATGATTTTTGGATTCCAGGCAGGGAGTCGAGAGTGCTTTCAACTGGTCTCAAAGTAGAAGTTCCTTCCGGATATATGCTTGAAATTAAAAATAAATCTGGAGTTGCCTCTAAGCGCCAACTTGTAGTGGGAGCATGTGTTATCGACCCGGGTTATGATGGAGAAATTTATATTAACCTCCATAATCTTGGGACTCAAACTCAGATAATTAAATCAGGGGAAAAGATTGCACAGGCAGTTTTGATTCCCATTATATATTGTAGCGTAGAAGAAGTTTTTGAGGAAGACGAATTAAACTTTAACACTGAACGTGGGGCGCATGGTTTTGGTTCAACAGGAAGATTTTAATGAGCATTAAAAGAAAAATAAAGCGTCAAGCCGATAAAGAAGTCAACAAAGAATTCCAGGCGAAAGTTGGTTTATTTGGCAAATTAAAAGATAATTGTTTAGTGTGTGATAAGCCGTTTGATAAAAAAGATAAAGAGATGGTGATGTCCTGGTATGTAACTGTCCGCGAGAGAGAAGATACTGTAAACCTATATTGTCCCGAGTGTTGGAATCGGGGTTTATCTTTGGTACAAAGCATTAAGGAGGATTTAAGTGAGCGAACGAAAAAGTAAAACTAAATTTAAACAATTTTGTGAGGACAACAATCTTCGCTATAAATTAAATGAAAACGGAGAACCCATAAGCTCATCTAGAATTAAAAAATTTTCAGATGATCATTTATGGTGGACGGGTGTTGATGATGGGATGATTGGGGTAGCAATTTCTCGACCAACCGAAGCAACTTATAATAAAATTAAAAGAAAATTACTTGCCATGGGATGCATTATGTCTCAAGACGGAGATGTGGAGGGTAATTTTTTTGTTTCAGAAAAAAAGGCTGTTAAGGTAGCTAAATTTCTTCACACGCAAAAAAGAAAAGGTTCATCTGAAAGAAGCAAGCGTATGAAAGAATTTTGGGCTAATCGGAAAAAAGAGGTGGCGTGATGAGGGAAACATTAAGTTTCGATGATGTATTATTGGTGCCAAAGTATTCTGATATTGAAAGTAGAAAGTATATAGACATTAGTAACAAACTGGATGGCAATATTAATTTAATGCTACCGGTAATTTCAAGTCCGATGGATACTGTTACAGAGCTTGCCATGGCAAAAGCCATGGATGATTATGGCGGCCTTGGGATTGTTCATCGATATAATACTATTGAAAAACAATCTTCTATAATTAAACAATTCCATGTGAAACGACCTCCGAGCAATATTGGTGCCGCCGTGGGGGTTACAGGAGATTATTTGGAAAGAGCATTCGCCGCAATTAATGCGGGGGCCAATATCATATGCGTTGATGTGGCTCATGGCCACCACCGCTCAGTGGAAAAAGCGCTTAAGATATTGAAAGAAAAATTTAATGATCCGAAAGTTTTAAAAAGAATAGGGTCAATCCATTTAATGGCGGGGAATGTGGCCACCATGGAAGCTTTTAATGATTTAGCCGATTGGGGTGCTGATAGCATTAGGGTAGGAATTGGAGGTGGTTCGATTTGTTCTACACGGCTTCAAACTGGCCATGGAATTCCAACTTTCCAATCAATTCGAGATTGTTCTTATGCAGACCGGGATGCGAAAATAATTGCAGATGGGGGTATCAAAACCAATGGAGACATAGTTAAGGCTTTTGCCGCAGGTGCCGATTTTGTGATGCTTGGTTCTATGTTGGCAGGAACTTCAGAAACACCTGGAAATATATTTAATAGCAAAAATAAAAAATATAAAGTTTATCGCGGCATGGCCAGTAAAGATGCACAAGATGGTTGGCGTGGAAAATCATCTGCTCCCGAAGGAGTATCAATTACAATACCCTTTAAAGGCAGCGTCAAAGAAATATTAGATAATATGGTTGGCAACATTCAAAGTGGGTTTTCTTATAGTGGTGTTAAGTGTTTCGAAGAATTGTGGCTTAAAGCCGAATTCATTAGACAAACTTCTGCTGGTTTGGTAGAAAGTTCTACTCATATTATGCGAGGTAGTTGATGGCGAACTACGGCAAAAGCGGAAAAAAGATTGTTTTTTACGATTCAGACAAAAGACATGCAGATTTAAAAATACGTTTGCATTTTGATGGGTTGACACAATCAGCTTTTTTTCGTGGAATGATTTCCGGTTATTTGAGTCAAGATGAAAATATTGTAAACTTTATAGACAAACTCAAAGAAGAAAATAATTTTCAAAGTCAAACCAAGCGGAAGAAAATTAAAAAAATGACCAAGATGCGCCAAGAGACGATTGATAAATTTGCTTTAAAAGAAGATGAAATAGAAAGCATTTTTGACATATTGGAGGAGGAATGTCCTGAACTATGAAAAAGTGTGCTGAAGAGTGCAAATTAAAAAAGACAGCCTGTAAAGAGAAAAAGTGTCGTTATTGGATTGAATATAAAGATGATTTCAATTGTACATTGCTTTCAGTTCAAAAACATGGCAAGATGACTCTAAGAGAAGTCGCAGAGAGATTACAAATTAGTTTTGTTCGAGTAAAACAAATAGAAGATAAAGCAATAGAAAAATTAATTAAAACTGTTGACTTTTAAGTTTGAACAAACTAATTAAAGTAAAGGAAATATCTTTTTTTTTGTAAGGAGATGAACAATGAGTAAAGAGAAAACTTTGTTAAATG